ATTCATATACATTAATATCTTTATATTCATCTGGCATAAACCATTCTGATTGTAATGCACCGTCAAATGTCTTTTCATCTACGTCTAGGGGAATATATTTTTGTAGTTTACTAAGGCCTTGTTCTTCCATAGCCTTATTAAATTGTTCTAGATCGTCTGATGGCTCACAAAGAACCACATGGCACTTATCAGCATGACCTGAGTAGATCATATCAACTAAGTCTTTATTGGTGAATCGTGGTATTCCTAGGTGATCTGTTTTCATAAGCATACATGTATTTTAACTGATGTTTATCAGTTTGTCAAGTCCTGATTCAGGATTTTCTATATCTTTTTGCATTGCTTTAGCTCGTCTACCACGTGCTTCGGCAATATACATATCAAGTATAGCAGACATTTGTTGATGTACTTGCGGGTTTGAAGTCATAAAGTATTTGCGTTGCAAATCTACTATTTTAGCTTCAAGATCGGCGGTGCTTATATTATCAAAACTATCAACTAACGGATTAAACATTAAGCCAACAAGTCAGTTATATACTGGCCTTTATACTCTCCGTATATACTTGCACCAGCATCGTAAGTCCAAAACTCAAATATATGTGGTTGTGTAGCACTGTCTACAGTAGTTGGATTTGTAAATCCAGTTGGAACTCTAAAAGTACTTCCTAATGAAGTAAATGTAGCAGTATCTCCACCACCATTTCCGATCAAGTGTACAGTCATCTTTCCAAGTTTTCCACTTGCAGGCCAATCTGTTAATGTTAAAGTAACATTAGCCGCTATTTTAAATGTTTGATAATGTCCATTTGCAAAACTAATGTTTGTATTGCCGGATAATGTTCCGCCATTATAAAACGCTTCTGTTTGTTTAAGAATATTACCTTCAATTTGGTTATTCCCTGAAAACGTATTTGCCGCATTTAATACCGCACTTGTTGTCTGTAATGTTGTAATTTCAGTATTAGCAGTCGCTAGTCCTGTTTTGATAACTGTAAAATTATCTCTAAAGCCTTGACTATCATTGTCTTGGCCGGCTACAGGATATGCGCCGTTAATGGTTGTTGATATAATGTTGCTTGCCATTTTCTACCTCTCGTTAATGTTATTTATCGCCGTTATGCATTGTAACCGTAATTTGCGAACAATATATATTGCTCGTTACTATCTCCAGTAGTGCTATCAACAATATAGCGGTCAACTTCTATATCTAATGTTTTAAAATCAAACTTACTATTTCTAACATTTGCTAATATTTCTGCACTTTTACCAGGCTTACAATAACATAACGGTATTGCTAGTGTAAATCCTGATTCTTGTGTTCCTGTACTCTGCGGAGTTCTCATCCACAATGGCAAGAACCCATATGTAGTCTGTCCTGTTGCTTCTAAACTTTCTCTCATATTAGTAATATTACTAATGTGTCTAATATCATCACCGCCAGACACTAATATAGCATCACTGTCTGATAAAGGAATATTTTCTCTTATACCTTGATTAAAGTTTTGACTATCTGTTTCAGCTATTGCTGTTAATAAACTGCTCTGATCACTACTTACTACCTTATCTCCTACTGCTAGTGTCATATCGTTAGTTGGGAAGTAATACTGTTTATCACTTTCATCAACTCCTGAAGTTACATAGTTTGGCTCATATCCACTTACTCCTAAGTCGTTATCTTGGAATAGTTGTCGTAACATTGTCTTTGAAGGTTTAGTAATTACAGGTAAAATATGTGTTGTATATAACGCATGACCTAATGGATTTGCATCTACCGCCGAAATACCTTCCGGAGTACGCATGTTATCATGCCATTCAGGTTGTAGTGATCCTCCCGGTATAAATTCTGTAATGTAATTCCATTCGCCGAGTACTAACAAGTATAAGTATTCACGCATTAACAATGCTCTAAAGTCTGCATCGGTTCCAGGAAACGTGCCGCTATATCCAGAAATATCAAACATATTATTGTTTATTGCTTCTACCATTGCAAGATACAAAGCACTAGTTTGATTCTGTTGATTTAATGCATCATTTTCTGATAGGCCATATACTGTAATAGTATGAATTAAATGTTCTAGTACTTCTAATATAGCACTATCACCATTTAAACTTTCATTTACGTGTTCCCAAATATAGTCTACTGAATTGTAAGTATATTGAAACTTCTCTAAGCCTTCATAAGATAATACTGCATTATCTGCTGTAATACTTGGAGTATAACTACTAGGACCTTGCCATCCTATTTTTTGTGCTGTTTTGTTTTCTTTCATTCTATTAATAACAGCCATTTGTTTAGTAGGATTAGTACTACCGCCATATGTTGAATCTAATAGAAGAGTTACTGTTCTTGCTACTTTTAAAATGAACTCGTTGCTGTTTGCTCTTGCACCGCCAATAGCAGGAGTACCTACTAATTTAATCCCATATACATCAAGAAATCTATCAAATGGTCTAAATTTACTACTATTAATTAGCGGATCTTTATTAAAAATTTCATCTCCACCTTTAAGTGTAATCATACCTGAATTAGTATGCTCTCGTCCATTAGTATCCCATATACTAACTTGATCAACAGTTAGTGATTTACTATTTTTAATTTTAAAGTTTTTAGCAGTCTTACCTTTAGTTGGTTCTGCTGGATCAATTACTTCTGCGTATACAATTTCGTATACTGTATTGTCTGTTCCTGGTGTTTTTGCAAGAGCAGTTTTTACATTACCAACTTTATAACGTCTTTTCTTATGATACTTTTGACTACTTGCAAAATATGTATCTAATGATTTAGTTTCTAAACCTGCATATGCTAGTATCTTAACTTCTTTTTGCAGACCAAATTCAGAATCGTTAGGACGATATAAAACATTAGCTGGGAATATGTTAGGATTACTTATAAGTCCTCTATAAGATGCACGTAACTCTTGATCCATAAATGGTTTCATATATAGGTTACTATATAACAAATCGTTTTCGTCTAGAATATTAATTGTAAATTGCTTGGTTACTGCACTATAACCAAACCTATCTTTAGCTTCTACAGTAAAGGTATAAGATCTATCAACAGTGGTATCTCCTCCATCGATTAAAAGTAAACCGTTATCAAAAATAGTTAGTCCGTCTATAATAGTAGGAGTAATTTCACCAAACTGTTGTACTTTGCCAGTTATTTCTCCATCAAATTGTAAACTAAGTCCTGGAGGTAATCTACCGGCCGTTTTAGTATATATTAATGGAGCATCAGTAACACTACTCGTAGCTTCTACTCTAAACACGCTTATAAAGTTTGCATCAATAGTTCCTAGTACAGTATTACTAGTAAACTCAATAGTTGAATCTACATCACCTAGTATTTTAACTGTAAACGTTCTATCTTTAGATGAAGCTATTGTATTACCGTCAACTAAATTAGCTGTAACAGTAAACTTATATTCTTTAGTTACTGATGGCTGATATGGTATGCGACCTGCTACTTCGCCTGTTGAAGCATCTAATGTCATACCAGGAGGTAATGTACTTGCACTAGCATCTGGATTATTAGATTTAAGTACAAACTGTGTAACTCCTTGTTGTAAGTTATTTTTTAAAACATCAAGGAATATTGTAATATAATTATCAGCTCGTCTATAACCTATATCACTATTTGTTAACCATACTGGTGTTCTAAGATATGTGTTGTCAGAAGTAAATACTCCTGTACCTACTTGCATTAATACGTTATCTGCTCTTAAGAAATCATCGCCAACTACATATATTGTAAATTGTCTTTTAACAATAGTATCTCCATCATTTACGCTTACTGCAAACTGATAGTATCTATTAAGTTTCTTTGGTGCTTTAAATACTGCATCTGGAAAAAACTCGCCGTTGTAGTAATAAGAACTAACACTAGTAAAGTCAAATGCGTATCCGTCATATGTATTTGTATCATATGCACCCTTACTAGCCGCTACATCTAATGCAAGTAACGGATCAACTACACCTGATATTAAACCAGTACGACTCATAGTAATACCTGACGGCAACTCTCCGTCGCCTTTATTAATAAAATATTCTAGTTGTTGTCCTGCAGGCATATCTAAGTCTGTTGCCTGTAATTGGAAATGAATAATTTCATTATCTAAAACAAAATATCTTTTGTTTTCCCCACCGACTGATAAGTTTCCTTCTGGTGTGGCCCATATTGGTTCATCAGCACCTTCTACTACAATTTTATAAGTTCGGTCTTCTATAATAGAACCAGTAGTTGCTCTTATTACAAATGTGCTAGTGGTAGATCTAGGAACTGGATTAGGAGTTCCTACAATTTGATTATCCTTTAGACGTAAACCTTCTGGCAGTTCACCTGATATTAATTTAGTTGTAACTGAAGCGTTATCAGAAATTGGTAAGTTTACTATTGCAGTAATACTTTCCTCTAAGTTAGCTAAAGTGACTCCTGAAAGATTTGTCCAGATATTGCTCATTTTTATATAGATCCAAGATTTGTCGAACCAAGTGGAGTAGGAATACTACCATAATCTATATCTACTACATATTGTAAATAATCTCTATGACTATTATGTGCTTGCGTTATTGCCCCAAAGTCAAAATTATTTTCAAAAGAAGCACTTATACTATCATTAGTAATTGTAAGTGTAGAGCCTATTGCTGAAGTAGTAACACCACTACCGCCTAATATATTAAATGACGTACCGTCAGCTATTGCAAGACTGCCCGAGTCAGTAACAATAGTATTTCCATTTAAGTTTGTAGCAATAGTAATTAAGTCGCCGTTGGTTGTTACACTAATCCTATCGCCTTCGATAATTTTACGGAACTCTAAGTTGTATCCTGTTTTTTGTTTAAAAACTCCGCTACCACCTACACCTACGTTTGAACCAGTAGTTGCTTCGTCGTTTCGTAAGTCAAGTTCGTCAAAGTTTGCATTAACTTTAAGAAATGCGGATCTAAGATCATCTCCTGTTCCGTCGTTTGCTAAAGTACCTATGTTAATATCTTGAATTGCCATTTTATTGTTTCCTCAATAGTATTTATTCTTTATGGGAAGTTGCTTCCTGTGCCCCATTTAATTCTTACACCGCCTGCTTGAGCGGCTGTTCCGCTGGCAGTTCCAAACCAGTAATAGTAAAATGATCCAACGTTTTGAGCTCTAATTCTACCTCCACAACCGCCACCGCCGCCACCACCGACTGAAACTGTTGCACTACCATCATTACTTCCTATTCCGCCGTTAGTACCGCCATCGTAGTTAAAGTATAATGGACTAGTGCTTACTACTAACTGTGGAGCCGGCGTCCCGTTAGCTCCATTAGCTCCGCTACCATATAGTTCAACACCGCCGCCACGACCTCCTCTTGCTCTTTTTGAATAGTTATACCCGCCGGTACTTCTATAAAACTGTCCTAGTCCTGTGCCGCCTTGACCGCCACCGCCGTAGTTTGCACTGCCAGAGCCAGCACCTCCTCCTCCGCCGGGAACATTACCAGTAAAAGGACTTAGCGACCCGCCATTAGTTCCAGTGCCGCCGGTATCTCCGCCTCTGCTTGTTCCATAGCTACTATTAGTAGTAAATGTTCCGCCGGTTCCAGCTGTAGAGCCACTAGATGCTTGACCGCCGCCTGCTGTTAATAAAATATCGCTGTTATATGTAACAGTAGTGTTTCCTCCATTTCCAGGAGAAGTAATTGTGCTGTTGTCCGGATAGTAATTTTGCGGGCTATTAACAGTTTCAAAAGGATCATTAAGACTACAGATCCCTAGTGTTCCTGCGTCTCCTACGTTAACTGTCATAGTATCTCCTGGACTAACTGCTACTGCATTTACCCAAGCTACAGCTCCGCCACCGCCACCACCGCCTGATCCATAAGATGCTCTGCCAGCTTCTGCGCCACCACCGGCGCCAACTGCAATAATGTCAACTGATGTAACTCCATCTGGAACTGTAAATACTGCGGATCCAGCTGTGTAATCAGTATACTCTCCTGATACTGTAGTACTAGTATCATTAATTACAACACTAGCTGATTGTCCTTTACCATCTAATGATACTAATAATGTTTCTGAACCTTCTGTTATTCCATCTGCTGAAATAACTATATCTAATGTTGCTGTATTATTAACAGCAACAAAGTTTCCTGTTAAACTTGCTCCACTAATATCACTACCGACTACACCTGATATCGTATACGCTATGTTAGTATTGTTATCGACATTTGTTGTTGTTAATGTAAATGTTACAGTTGTTCCTTCGTTTGCACTACTAGCACTAGCCGCAATAGCGTATGTTGGATCTCCGCCTCCAGCCGCTACTGAGTATGGTTGTAACGCCATTTTATATTCAGTTGTTACTGATGGTGAACTCGGAGTAAGTCCTGTGCTTTCCGGCATTGCTCGTGCAGATGAGTTAGGTGGTAATATATAAGTTGGTGTTGTAGTATCCCCAGCAATTAGTTGGTTAAGTAATGTATTTTCTTGACCCCAAACAGTAAATGCAATTGATGTAAAATTACTATTCTCTGCTGTTCTAGCTTCTACGTATCCTGTTTTACCAATAGCCCAATCTTCAAATGTTTGGTTAATCGTTGCTACAGCATTACCTATTCCGTCTCCGTAATGATCCTCAGTTCCTACAGGAACTGATGCTACAAATTGACTTGCATTTCCGCCGGATAGTTTATTGCCTGGATTACCTTGTCCACCTAAATAAAGTTTAGTTACACTTGATGCACTCTTGTCTACATATACACTATTAATAGAAGTATTACCAGATGTTAATAATAATCTACTGTCTGCTGTAGCTAAGTTTGCTGTGTCTATTTTAGCAAAGTATCCGTTTAGAGCACCTAAGTAAGGAGTATAGTTATCAGCACTATCTTCTTTTTGTTGCCCTGCAACATATATAATTGCACCGTCTAATTTAACATCTGTTAACACATTTCTTTGTGTAGTTCCAGTTGAATCATATATACCTATACGTTGTATTACACTACTTAGTGCATGATGTAAGTGATATATTTCTCCCTTACCAGTAGAAGTATCATTAAGTGTAACTACTACTCCTTCTTGGCTAACATCAATACCTCCTAATGTTATATCAGTAGTAGCATCTTTCTTTTCAAATGTTATTTCTCTAACAATGTTTGGTATATTATTTGTTCCTTCAAGATAACATCTAACAATAATTTTATCTTTACGTTGTACTGATGCTTCGGTACCAGTATATGGAGTAGAAGGATCTCTACCTACATGTGTTCCTGCTAGGTAATAATATTTTCCAGGAGCATCGAGCCCAGTAATTTCTTGGTAGCGTATATGTTTAAAATTTTGGTTATGTTGGTACTCCGCCGCTACCGCAGGCCAAAGATAACTTGAACCAGAAATAGATGCAGTTGCCGCTACTCCTGATGCAAGTGTTACTCTATGCCATAATGCACCTACACCCCATATAGGGTCAGAGCTAGTAACATCTGGAGCTCCTTGTATCAGCTGACCTACACAATTTAATGTTTCACCGTCTTGTCCAATACAGCAATCATTAAAGTATGCTTGATTATTTTCTGCAACTCCTCTATAATTACGATATTTTTTAGACCATTGTACTACACCATCTGAATTAAATTTAATAGCAAGTGCTTGTGAAAGTAAAGAGGTATCATAACTAGAATCAACCATGTTGTTTCCTTCACCACCGACAACATATATATTATTGAGGGAGTCTAGACATACACTAGTTAAAAATGCAGGAGCCGCAACAGTTTTACGCCATACAAGATTTCCTTTTGGATTTGTCTTATAAACAAAGTATGAAAATACACTACTAGTAGATTCTGACTTAGATATACTAATAGTATTTCCTAAACTATCGCCTGCTATTTTTATTACTTCCTCACTAGCACTAGTGTAATCAGTTGAGCTTGCCCAATAGTCGCCAGTGGTATAGATTTTACTATTCATTGCACTATGTGAGCTACATTGATAATATGTTATACCAGCAGTTCTTGGAGTATAAACTACAGCCCCTGATGTTGCTCCATTATTAGTTACATCTGGTACTTGATTTCCTGTTCCTGTACCCTGTTGCGTTTTTATATAAAACGGATGTCCTGGTGCATTTACATTAAAAGTTAACGTATCATTTATATTAGCAACTATAAATGGATTATTACCTGAATAGCTACCATTTCTGTCGGTTGCACTTGAGAACGTATAAGCTGACGTACCTGAACTAACTACATTACCACTATACGATTGTTCTGTTCCTGTAGATGAGTCTGTTATTGTTACGCTTATAGAAGTTGCACCATTGTCGAGCGACATTAAAAATGTTTCGTTACCTTCTTCAGATGAATCTTCAGTAACTGTAATCGTTTTTTGATTACTAGCCGGAGTTAGTGTACCTGTAAGCACTTCGTTTTCTATATCAGCACTAGTTACACCTGTAATTGTGTAAGGCATTAGTGTACTTGAAACTGTTAAGTTATTTGTTAATGTAACTATAAAAGAACTTCCTTCATATACAGACGACTTGTTAGCACCTAAGCTATAACTAGGTGATTGGAACTGATACGCTAACACATCACCTGGATATGTAATCATAATTGCGCCAGCAATGCCACTATTAGCTCCCGGAACTGTACTTGATAACGAGTGTGTCATAACACCGCCACCGCCGGCGCCAGCATTAATTGCGGAGCCAACTGTATTTCCTGGATTACCGCCTGTTCCACTAAACGCTGTACCTGCACCTGTAATTGTTTGTGATTGCGTAGTAGTTGGTTTTGCTCCTGCTAAACCACTTCTTCCAATAGTAACTGTTACACCACCTCCACGTCCACCAATTACATTTCCTGTACCACTTGCCCAATCTGCTGTATATCCATGTCCGCCGCCTGAGCCAGCACCTATTCCACCATCTACTGCTGTTTCTGATGGAGCATTTTGTGCAGTTGTATCTGTTAAGGCTGTCTGAGGTGAACCTGCACCTCCGTCTTCGCCCATACCAGCGGCACCACCACCGCCTCCTACTACTGCTGAAGATGTATTAGGGCGATAGCTATTGCCGCCTGCGCCGCCAGCTTTTGAAAAGTCCCATGCTCCTGATGCTGTACCGCCAGCACCTCCTGCTATTAATGTATTAATAGCCATTGGATTTATACTAGATGATGTTCCTGCTAATCCACCGCCTGCTGTATAGCTAACACCGCCTACTGTTATTATCGTACTACCACCATTACCACTTGCACCACTACCTCCTGAACCTACTGTATACGTTACAATATCTCCAGGCGATACAGTTATATTATTTTTGAATGCAATAGCACCACCACCACCACCTGATGTTATAGTGCCTGCTGATCCGCCACTTATGCCAGCGGCGCCGCCACCTATTCCCATAATGCCAATATTAGTAACTCCAGCAGGTACAGTCCAAGACCCTCCTCCTGATGTTGTAATTGTTTGTGTTCCAGACACAACATCTAAACTAGTATCAACTATAGTAACTGTTCCGCTAACATCAGGATAGTTGTTTAATGTAAAGGTTAAAGTTTCATTACCTTCAGTAGTAAGATCTTCAGCAGTAGTAAAAGAAACTGTTTCTACAGATCCAATGGTAAAGAATCCAGTTAAACTATCTCCTCCAATGTCAGCACTAGTTACACCAGTAACTGTATACGGAACTTGTACACCAGGTACTCCGTTAATTGCAGAAATATTAACATTAAAACTGCCCCCTTCATTTACTGTAGTTTCTGAGAAATTTAAAGTATAACTTGCGGCCACTGTACTAGTATCAGCAATAACCACTTGTGAACTAGCCAGCGTATTGTTAAGTGCTAGTGTTATTGTTTCTTGTCCTTCGGAAGTTTCGTCTGCTGTAATATCAAGTGTTCTACTATCAGTAGTACCTACAACAAATGCTCCGGTAAGACTTGCACCGCCTATATCATCACTAGATATACCTGAAATTGTATACGGTAAAGATGTTCCTGAAGAAACGTTACCTGTTGTTAGTGTAAATGTTACACTACCTCCTTCACTAACAGTAGCACTACTAGGCGATAAAAAGTATGTAGCGTCTGGCTTACTAGTATCTGTAATAGTAACACTAACTGATGCTAGTCCATTATCTAATGATAATAGAAATACTTCATCGCCGTCATCAAATATAGTATCTGCTGTTACTTGTACAGTAAGAGTATTAGTTGTTCCTACAATAAATGATCCTGTTAAACTAGCACCGTTTATATCACTTGTACTAACACCTGTAATAGTATATGGAACAATAGTACTATTAACTAAATTAGTTGTTACTAATGTTATTGTAAATGTTTCGCCTTCGTCAACTCCGCTTGTACTAGTTGTAAGTGCATATGTTGGTGTTACTACTGCTCCTGTTTCTTCACTAGTTACTTGTCCTGCTATAGTTAATACTAATGATGAGTTATAAGGTTGAAAAGCAAATCTATTTTCTGCTTCTAATAAACTAGTTGGCGAAGTATAATCTATACCTGCACCGGCTGTATCTTCTAGCATTGATGTTTTTGCATTAGATGTAACCCATTCTAATGCCTGTGCAGTAGTTTTTGTAGGATTAATTTCTAAGTAAGTAGATAGTAGTCCTACAATTTGCGGACTTGCCATACTAGTACCACTAATATTACAAATTTTAAAACTACTATTATTTGGATACACTCCATCTGTAAATTTGTTTATATTACTTGTGGAACTCATAATATTTGTTCCTGGAGCAAATATATTCACTCCTGGGCCTCTTTCTGAGCTTGCTGAAATCTTTTCTTTTCCACTAGTTCCTACGGTTGAATCAATATTACCTACTATTAGTGCTTCATCGTCAAAAGGTGAACCGCCTCTATGATAATATATTTTAGTACTAGACCCGTTTCTAGTGTAGTAATTATCATAGTCGTTACCTGAAGGAACATCAATTTTGTGATACCCATTGCCTGCCGCAATACATACATGCACACCGGCATCTATAAGTTCTTGTACATCAGTGTCAACAGATGCAATACGTACAGGATGCCTATAATATAATCCAGTAAAGCTACCGGTCATTCCGTAATCAGTTCGTCTACCAGAACCAGTCCATTCAGTTCCACGCCAGTTACCACCTGCGATGTTAAAGTAAGATGATCCGTATCCCCAACTCATATTTACAATAGTTGGACGCTTAACTCCAGTTGTTACATCAACTGGTTTAGCAATGTGCCATTCTTTAATTACATCAAATATATCACTAATTGGTATTCCTGAATTTGGATCTGATGAACCTTCTAGACCGGCTATCTTAATTGCATAAATTCTTGCATTCTTCCCCCAGCCATATGTTTTACCTGCGGCGATGCCTGCACAATGAGTACCGTGTCCATCATAATCAGTGTAATGTCCGTCGGGCATTGTTCCTGGTAACCCACTTGCTAAATACCAATCAATTTGTTGTACTCTATTAACTTGTACAGAATCTTCAAACTCTGGATGGTCTGCTTGTATACCACTATCTTGAATAACAATATCTACACCTGCACCTGATAGAGTGTAATCAAATCCGCCTGCAACTAAAGTTCCTACGTAAGGATCTGTTGCACTATTCATACGTCGAAGTCCCCAGTTTACAAAGGCACCTTCATCTAACGCTGTTTTAGTAAATGTTCCTGTTTGTGTTGTATCAAAACCAATTTGAATATCGTCTCTTAAGTCAGGACGTAGCTCAACACCATATACTCTTTTGTCCTGTTGTAATATTTCTACTTCTTGAGGTGTTAGATAATAGTGTGTATTTCTTTGTGATCCTGGCCTAGCATTAGCTACTTCGACATTTCTATTTGGAATAAATCCTGCACCGGTTAAGTTAACCATTTCTGCATTAAACGCTACAAAATCAACTCCTCGGTTAAGGCTAACTATATATTCTTGCTCCGACATTAACTGTCACTCCTTGGTATTAGTGTAATTCTACCCAAGCACCGTTGGCATATGCTTCCATCTTGCCTGATGTTTGGTTGTATATGATTTCTCCGTTTGCGGCAGCCAATCCATTCCTTTGCGTTGTTGTATATCCTGCAGATACAATTCTAGATAGCGTAGCAGTTAATGTTCCGTTTACTACAGTGTTACTTGAACTATGACCAATTTGCACATCTCCTGAGGATGTGTTCTCGCCGATATTTATACCTTGGCCATTAGTATTTAATTTAATATTACTATCTGAAAAAATATTAACACCACTTGCTTGTCCAATTTTAATAAAGTCAGTATCGCCAGTTGACGCTTGTAATGCTAACGTTCCAGATGTTACAGTTATTTCAAGATTACCATTGCATGTCCAAGTGTCCGAACTAATAGGACCGTTGATTGTACTGTTTAGTCCGTCTACTAGCTGTGTACTGTCTGCACCAAATACACTACCAATAATACTTTGCTCTATCATATTACCAGATGAATTAGTTGCAACTTCTAAAGAATCTAGTCTCGGATAAACTTCATTAAAGTTATCATTAATTTTATCAAATGCACTTCTTAAAGGATCGCCATCTCCTTTATTTGCACTTGTGCCTATGTTTACCGTTTGTTTTGCCATTATACTCTTCCCACTACAATTTCAACAATGCCTTTATCAGCATCTTGTTTTGTTCCAACTGCTTTACCTAATACAGTACCTATAGCTGGACTATTGTCAACTATAGCATACCCGGGTATATTACTTGTTACTAGCATATCTCCAGCTTCTACAGTACCAATTACATTACACGGAACTCTACCTTGTAATGCTACTGCTACTCCGTTTTCTAATTCTGAATTCATTAAGTATGCCGGATTAGTTGAAACAACACCAGCAACTTTAGTAGTACCTTTTACATTAGATTGTGTAACTTCGTGTGTTCCGCCAAACATTACTACTGTTCCCGGAGTATATATTTCATCTGCGGTGTAGTTCTCAGCTAAGTCAGCATATTTTGCAGATGTAGCAGTACCACTAAACGTAGTTGCATACATTGTATTGTAAGTTAATGTTGAACTACCTATGTTGTAAGTGTTTGTTGCATCTGGTACAACACCTGTTGCACTAAACTTAAATGGATTCTTAGTAGTAGCACCGTCTTTTACAAGTAAAGCAATTTCACCTGCAACTGATTTACCAGTGTCAGCACCTAATGCAATACCAGTTGATCCTGTGCCCTTTTCATTTGCCGCTTCAATAAAATTAGTATAAATCCAATCCGATGATATCCTTGCTTCTGCGGCAAAGTTACTATTAGTTTGTAGCGTACTTTGTGTATTTGCTCCGCTATTACCAACATCAATACTTCCTGGGAATTCTGTAGTAATCAAACTAGTACCAGTTGCTTCAAGTATTGTAGCACCACCCGGTGTAAGCATTTGAATTGTCGTCGCCGCACCTGACTTTGGTTGTAAAATTACGTTAGTGTCTGCCGCACCTACTACTAGTTTACTAACTCTAACTTCACCAGTTGCTTTGGTCATCACTAAACTACTGTTTGCACTAATAGTTGTAATAGGAACTTCCGTTGGAGTTGATGCTCCTCCGCTTATATTACCTATTACTCTTAAATCTGCTATACTCGGCAAGTCAGCAAAATCAACTCCGCCACCTTTTAATGTTACCCAACCGTCTGTTACAGTAAAGTCACCTGCATCAAAACTAGCAAGTCCTAAATCACTCTGTGCAATACCAGTAGCGTCTGCTCTAGTACTTGCCGCATTCATGTTTAATTTACTTTGTACAATCGCCGCTGTTGCTGAAACTGCCGCATTATCAATACTACCTGCCGCAAAACTATAAAGTGCTGATGTTGAACCTGCTGTTCTAGTAACAGTAACAGCCATTGAACTATTACCATCTGCTACAGCGTTTGCAATCTCATCAAATGGGCCGTCTAAAATATCTGCTGTTGGTCCGCTAGTAACAATAATCTTATCGCCACCGTTTGCTACTGTTCCTGCTGTAGCTGTGTAGGTAATAATCTGTATGTTACCAAGTATTGGATCTGTTGTTGTTTCTACATCAACAACAGTACCTGTTGAACTACTACTAGCCTGTGCAAAGTTTTGTGCCGCGGCCCATGTTCCTGTACCACCAATAGTATCAGCATCAACAATAAGTCTTTTCTTGCCTGTAAATACTAGTAATTGGTCTGCCGCAACATTATTAAATTCAGTATTTCTTAATTCTTCTACACTATCAAAGTTATCAACAACTCCGTCTACATATGCTTTAGTTGCCGCATGTGAGTTTGCACTTGGAGCAAGTAGATTAGTAATTTGATTTGAACCTAAGTTCATATTACCTGTTAGTGATACACTACCATCGGCAGCCAATGCACCTGAACCAATTATGTTGTTTGCAACTAGTCCGTTATGATCCCAACCTAACCGTCTGTTAACATATCCACGTACTGCACTCTGTGTTGGAACAATATCTGAACCATTTGCTGTCATGCCGTTATCTGTACTAAATTCAGCTACAACAACACCACGTTTAAATCCAATACCGTCTAAGTTACTTAATGCAATACTACCTGCAAATGTAACTGTACCAGTACCTTGGTCAACTGTAAAGAATCTACCTACACGGAAGAAACCATCTTGGTCTGTACTTACAAAGAACACTCTACCTTTGTTACGTTCATTTATTTCGTTAGCTTGTACTGGAGGTTGTGGATCTCCTAATAGAACGTTTGGATAGTTACTGGTGTTAAATCCACCAGTACCAATATCTAAGAAGTCGTGTCCTGTTGCTCTACAAGTTGAAATACTAATTGTAACATCACCTGGTGCACCGCTTGGAAGACCAGCTCTTAGTGTAGTAGTTTGTGATCCACTAAGCACTACTGATGCATGAAGTCCTGTTTGATTTGATGATAAGTTTAAATCACTATTTGCTATTTCTGAAATATTTACTGTAGCATATGTTCCTCGATCAATATAATTACTAACTGTGTGAAGTTTACCAGCCCAGGCAATAATCATATCATTACGTGAAATTCTTTCTCTATCTGAAAGTGCTGTTAATTCTTCAATTGCAATTACATCATCACCTGCCGTAGCACCCATTGTTGTTCCACCGGCGCCGGCATATGTATTTGCCGCCGCATTAGTTTTGTCAACAATAAGTCTTACATAATCAAACGTAGCATCAAAGTTTGTTAATACAGTATTATTTGCTAATGCTTCACCAGTTGATTCTGTAATTGTAAATGCAACTGTTCTGTATGTAAATTTTGGTTGCTCATCAAACTGTATAGCTGTACTTGGTCTGGTTGTAAGTGATGAAGGATTTGCAACACCTTCTAGTACAAATGCTTGGTTTTGTCTATATGTAACACTAGTGTCTTCATCTGTATTTTCAATTAATCCGTCGTTATCAAATCCACTATTTGATGTAGTAAACGAAAGTTTATAAACTTGTCCATCATGCTTTGGTGTATGCGTAGTTGCCGCAATAGTACCTGTAACTGTAGCAGTTAAAATTGCACCGCTACCATTGATAGTTGCTACTGTAATTGTAGCATTATTAGCGGTAGTTGCACCATCTAGTTTTGCACCTGCGACAGTAAATGTATGTCCTACACTATATCCACTACCGCCTGCTCTAATAGTTACTCCATAAGATGCACTTGGTGCTTTCTTTTTAGTAATATCAAACTTAGCCGCAGATCCGCCTGAGTCATTGTAGGTGTATGCAACATCTTGATGTCCATCTACTATAAAATCTAATACTTTACTAACACTACTAACTTCGTGTCTAACTAGTGTACCACTAGCATGTAAAATATCAATCTCACCTTTATTTTGCGGAGCATGTTCAAAGTCATATGCATATATGCTTAACTGTCCCGAAGCAAGTGTGTATCCACCTGTAACAACAAGTGTTGGAGGTCCTAAGTTTACACTACCTGCTGATAGAGTAATATCGTTAGTTGTGTTGAATGTACCCGATGTGTCTTTTAAGTAAAGTTTTTTACCTTTAGTTGTAAACACAACAGTACCTGTAGCACCTGTAACAGCCTGTGTTACTGTGTTACCTCTTGTACTTAATGTAAGTACATCTGCAAAGGTAAGTGTGATGTTTGCTTCTGCTGTCTTAGCAGGCATCACCATACCATCACGTAATGTTACACTATCTGGAATTTCGTTTGGATCACTACCGTTGGCAACTAGTCCAAAGTTACCGTATGCATTTGATCCGTTAAGTGATCTAATTTCACCACCTTTGTTTGCAAAGTATGAAGTATGACAATAGTAAGTAAACTGTGATACCATTTCTGATAAGCCACCGTTTGTAACAATAAGTCCATATCCTAAGTCATTAACTTGTGTAAAGTCATTACCTAGCATACTTCTATTACCAGCTGTCTGTACAGTAATCTCAATTGGACTAACACTACTAACTGTGTCTAAGTTAAATGAGTCTGCTAGTGTTCCTGTCCAGCCAGTGCCGTTATTACTTGATCTATCAAGTATAAGTGTTGCAGTACCTAATGCTGGATCCCAATCTCTAACTGCGTTAACCTGGAAACGTTGCCCGTCAATATAAAACGGAGCTGGTGTTTGTGGCTTCTTAATAAACAAACCTGTACCTGCACTTGATCTAACATCAACTTGGTATATGCTATCTTTATTAATAACTTCCATTGGAGTATTACCAGTGTAAGCATCAACTAGCATACCACCTCTAAATGCTTGTCTGTTTAAACTTTGTGAAAAACTTGACCCTGTTTGACAGTATGGTGATTTAGTTAATACTTGACCATCAGGATCAAGTACCATCATAAATCCGCCGTGTCCTTGTACACTAATATTTCTAATAATAGTAGCATCGTTCATCATAAACACATCAAGTAATCTATTGTGTTTAGGCGGATTGTAACTACCGTTGTTAAAGAATGTTATAACATCAACTAGCGAATTTAAGTTAGTTTGTGTATTTGCTTCAGGAGTTAGGCTTGAGTCAATTATTTGTGGAACTGTTGATCCTAATTTTGAACCCCAAGCACTATTTGCTAGTACTCCTGCTGTAATTGTTTTAAGATAGTTAATAGCCGCAACAGTTTCAGTTTCTTGTCCTGCTACTGATCCTGAATAATAAGCACCTTGGTTCTTTAATGATTCAGCTCTTCCACCTGTTACAAGATCTTTAATAAAGCCATCAATAATGTAACCAGTATCACGTCTACACTTAGCTTCAGTATAACTTAAACTTGGATACGTGGCATTAATATAAAGTATTGTTTCTTCAATAATAAATTGTTTATTTTTCGTTATTAATTTTGCAGATTGTTTAAAATTACCTGGGTTAGTAATGCCACTATTACCTACATTAACATCAATAAGATTATTTGTAAGATAATGTTTACCAAAGTATCCTACTACATTGCCTGTTAGTGGATCAACATATCCACCACCTGCTGTTGGAATATTAGTATCTGCAAATCCTGTAATACTACTATTTGCACTACCTGTTAGGTTATCAAATAGGTAGTCTCTATAAAAATATGTATTTGCCCATGGGCTTTGTGATGATCTATCATTTGGTGAAATAATACAACGTCTAAACTCGTCACCTTTAATTGATGTGTTTTGAGGAACTTTAATTGGAAAGTCTTCAAAGTATCTACCTGATTCAACAAACACTGTTGCTTCTTGGTACTTAACTGTGTTAGCATATTCAACTTCTTCACCTGCTATAAATTCAACTGGCTCTAATAATTGAAGTTGTAATTGGTCTTGATTTGAAGGTGTTACAGTAGCAGGATCGTTTTCATACAAGTAACTAACAATCTTACCTAACGCACCACTGGTTTTTCCTCTAACAGTTTTACCAGGAAGTATGTCTGTGTTTGACGGATCACCTTGATCAACAAATCCATTACCACCGTTAGCAATATTAACTTCATAAACGCTACCATCAACAGTTGCAGGTGCTTCAAACACACCGTCAGTAATAATACTTGTAACAATATCAAATTTTGCCGCAACACTGTTTAGCCCTGTAGTATCAACAACTTGTCCTGAATCAATTGTTTGTGAATATAATGTTTGTAATGCTGTAATTGTATTGTTTTGTAATACATCAGATACTAGTGATTTAGCTTTAGCAATACCTGCTAGTGTTTCTGTTCTTTGTGTACTGATTGATACAGCCGCACTTGAGTTTGCATAATATCTCAAACCAGCAGTCTTACTTAAGAAGTTTGCATTGTTTCCTGATAGTGTATCAAGATAAGCAGACTTAATAATTAATCCTATATCTCTAGCACACAAGTCAGCATCATAAGTTAAGTTTGGATATGTTGCATTAATAAATGCGACTACTTCCGCCTTAATAAATTCAAGGTTTGCATCAAGTAATGTTCTAACCGGAAGTCTACCAGATACAATACTCTGAATACCTACGCTTTGTGTTAGTGCTTTATTAGCTGTACTACCGTATGTAATAGTTTGTTTATAAGGACCTAGCTCTTCTCTCGAAGCAATCATTAATTCTTCTACCTTACGACATGCCGCACCAACTGTTTTATAAGCAAAACTTAAACTACGTCCTTCTTTACCTACAGGAACTCCAGTTTGCCTATCATCACCTTTTGTACTAACAAAAAAGTTAGTAGTTGATTGGTGACTAGATTGATCAACATAAAATTTTGTAGCCGCTTGTTTGCTTGCTTGGTCTGCCGCTTGTCCTGCTAAGTCGCCTGGATGATCACTTAGATACAATGGGCCTTCCATAGTATCACCTTGTCTACGTGTTACTGCATTTCTAGGAAGTACTTCGTCTGAAGTGTAATAGCCTGCTAATGATGCAACATAAGTTTGGTCAAGTAAAGTTTGTGTTCCACTACCGCCTGTCGCTTGTAGTCTGTTTGAATTATTAATAGAATCATTTAGTGTAGGAAATAGTGCAATAGTATCTTTATCTATTACTCTAATATAAAAGGTAGTACCAATATTAAGATTAGTAGCCGCACTACCAGTAGAATTATAAGTTACAGCAACACCATTTGCCGCTCTATCATACCCATGTCCAGTAATTACTAAATTACCACTACTGTTATAATTTGCAATAGTTAATGTGTATTCTGTAGCGTCTGCAGGTTCTGCTCGAACACCACCTTGTTTGTTTGGTACTCCGCCTTTTGTATATCTCTGATCAGCGTATTGTTTATCAATGGCTAAGTCGTCAATAGTAAATGATCCACCGTACTTATTAACAAATGCAGTAGCCGCATTATCAGTAACTGATATATTACCTATACCAAAACCTTGACCATTTAAAGGTCCACTTAGCTTAGGACTAATATCTTGAGAAAGTTTACTGTTACCAGCTGTGATAATTAACTTTCCAGACTGTGTGTAATTATAACTTATTGTATCGTCTGTGGCATCGCCTGTTAATGCACCGTCCGATGCTAGGGTTAATCCTTCAACTCCATCTTCTGTAGGTTTAATTCCTAGAATCTGACTTGCTAATCCTGAATAACTATCAGGTGTATCACCTAAGTTACTAAAATTAATCTGTCCGCCGATACCAAATACTGCATACAGTTCTTGGAAGTTCTCATTGGTTTTACGGAAAGCTTCGCGGATTGCATCGCCTGTACCGTCATTACCCTCTACACCAATATCTACAATTTCTCTTGCCATTTCTTACTCCGTTTATATAGCAGGTACTGCTAACTTATCCATATCAAAGTTTACACTCACACCGCACCCACAACTGCTCTGTGCATTAGGATTAATGATATCAAACATTGACCCCATAATATCTTTTTTATAATCTATTTTAGTCCCAAATAAGAACATCATACTTGCGGCACCTACAATAAATGTGCAATTTTCTGTAGCATAAATTATTTGATCATCATCAAGTAGTTCAGTTGCTGTAGAATATGTTCCCCATTCGTATTCAAAACCAGCACACCCTCCACCTTTCATGTTTAGCGTAACAGCATAAACTTCGTGTTCTTTACAAATTGTAGTAACTTGTGCTTTTGCGGCGTCTGTAAGCGTACAAATATCCATTGGATCTCCTTGTTGTAAGTATTTATCGATAGTTTTTATAATCTTAATGTAAATATAGTTATGTTCTTAGAAGAAAAAAATATTAAGACCCGGCATGTAAGAAAGTCTAAATCAGGCAAGGAACACACTTATTTTAGAGAAAAACATATTGTTATACTACGGTGTGATAGTTGTAAAACAGCATTTGAACGCCCAAGAGGTAGCATGGACCCTAAACGGTTAACTAATAATTATTTTCATGTGTGTAGTAACTGTGATTCTAAACGATTTGCACAGAAAAAAGGTGTAGAAAAGAAGCAGATATGGAATGTATCTGCTTCTAGTGATCTTCCTATTGGTAGATTGTAATTACTCTGACTTGTAAATAGTCCAAGCACCGTATGCTATGGCCGCATATGCGGCTAACTTAGCAAATGGTCCTGCAATTAATATAATTAAGCCTACTGCAACTAGCATTGCACCATCCCATGAAGTACGCTCATCAAGTCTACTTGTAATCCATTTTTTTATCATTGCTTTTCTCCGTTTTTATGCCGTTTATTTTTATTATATAATTTTAACTATCAGTGAATCGTCTTAATAATTCGAGTCGATCAGTCTTTCTGCATAGGTAGTTTTTCGATTTCTATGACTTTAGCTAGTACTAACTTTCGTTCCCTTCGTTACACATAAAAATAAACACTATAATTAACGGCTCCAGGATAAAGGATCTTGTCCACTATATGGTACGCACCTTGCTACCTATTATCAGTCATATTAGCTACCCAAATAAGCTATGCTGGAATCATCGGAGCCTTGGCTATGTTTAATGAATCCAATGTACTGAATGTATCAACTACAGGTTCTTTGCATAGTGTATTTATCCTATGGTTATTAAGGGCAATAGAAGCAAGATTTTTGCATTTAGATTCTACCATAATATCAGCATAGTCTAAGAATGTTAGTGCCCAGTCATTTACTGCATTGTTCCACATGTAATCACTATGGGCTCTTAGTTTCGCTTTTTTGTATCCTTGCTCTTCCAAGGTTCGAAAGTTTGGTCTAGTTCCCGTATTATGTAGCGGGAGAAGATCCTCTCTACTAACACTATAATGAATAGTAGGACGCACACCACGCCAGCTATCAATAATACGTTTAAATCTGTCGTCGGTAGGTTCAATATACTCTCCTCTAGTGTTGCACCAATGATGGTGAATATCTAACACAAGAGCGAGATCTTTTTCAAGTTCGAGGCTGTGTTCGATTCCCCATTTGTTTTCGTCGTTTTCGATGGTAATACAGTTTCTTGCTTCAGGCGTGAGTCTTTTAAGTGCGTCTTTGATACCGGCTGGACCTTTGCGACCTGAGATGTGGACGTTACACTTGAAGTCTTGGAAGGTCTTACCATATCCCATCCACCTGATGATATCCACATGATATTCAAACTCCTCTATACTACGTTCAACAATGTCGGGGCTATCACTAGCAAGCACAGTAAACTGACCAGGGTGCATACTAAGCCGTACGTCGAGAAGACGAGCCAACCTGCCGACCTTTGCAAGATGAACTGCACAGTACTCACGTACATCAGGTAGCCGCCAGTAGTAACACCAGTCACGCTGAGTGTAAACAGGCAGTATGTCAGAGCCAAGCCTAACCATTCGTAATTCATTTGGTAATCCTCCTACATATTCAATTAAGTTATAATAACTTTGTATGTTGTGGACCATTATGTCCCACAACCTTTGTTCTGCAACTTCTTTAGTCTGTCGATTTAACCATTGTACTGTTGTACACTTCGTATTTAGTGGTCGTTGAATTTCTTCAAGTAGTTTTTTCTTCTGCGTCTGATCGTGATGCATAAACTTGCATGCAAAGCCTATTCGTTTAGTTACCATTTTTTATATTGTCCGTCAATTTCATGTGTGCCTGAGTTTGACCACGCCCATTGTATACAGTTGTACCATGCATAGTGTGGATGTTGTCGTAGTTTTTTGTACCATTGTTTAAATAGTATAACACGTTTGCGTAACTTTGTCAACCTACAAATGCTTTCTCTTGTACAAATGTACCTGCTTCTTTGTTAGTACCTTCTTTGAATCCCCAGCCATCAAACATATTAGCTACTTCTTTATTAAAGTCT